CGCCGCCGACGCCCTGACCACCGCCCGAACCCCACTTAAGGATATCGGTATACTCATTGATATTCATAAAGAACTTTGTAGTAACAAGGTCCCAACGATCAATCTGTTGTTTAATCTCGATAAGGTCTCTCTTTAACATACCGGCATCTGCGATGTCAGTTAATGTGTTCTCAACAGAAGAAGCAGCGTCAATAGCTGCAAAAACGTTAGCATCTTCCTGAGCCATTATTTCTTGACGAGCCTTCTGAACGGCACGGTCAATAACATTAAAACGACGACGCTTTACCTCAGCAATACGGATTGTGGGGTTAGCGAAAATCTCGAACTCAGGAACAACGACACGATCGCCGAAAACACGAGACTCGGGACCTGTTCCGTTTGAGGAGATGACGACAGCCGCAACATCGATATCGCGGTCGTATGTAGCGTAAGCGCCCTGAGGTACAAGGCATTGTTAAAACATCATATGATGTTTGATAGGTCATTTCTGCCTATCTCTTCATATTTCTATGAAGATCAGACTGTATCACCATTATCATCTTTTTCTGATGATAATGATTGGCATTCTAGTCGTTGAGGAGTGGCATATATTTTGTATCTCATACAATCTACAAAATATTCTTCTACAATCTTGCTTAACTTGATTGTATTTTCTTTGTTTATAGATATGTAGCAGTATTCTTTATTATTTCTATTAAACTTACAAACTTTTGATCTGACATCAAAACCAGATTTTAACATTGCTTGTAGTTTAATATTTTCTTCTTCGGTAAAACCTTCCGTATGCAATCTTATTGTTATACGATTTTGGTTTTTGCCACAACTGCCATCATCCATAATCCAAAAAGCCAACGATCTGGGTGTAAGATAATTTATTAATTCATCGCGTATAACTTTTTTACCATTCTCATAGAACAGATCGTAGAATTGCTTAAATTCATTATGAGTTACGGTAACTATACTATACATTACTGAATTTTCTCTTTTATCTTCGTACCTTCTTATAGTATTGACAAAGTTTCCTAATATTGCTTTTTTGTAGAGGACTAAATCTTTTTGCTTTTCACAATGACTTACTAAAAACCTATAAGATTTATTTTTTCTACCGTGCGGAGCAATACAACCGTCTCCTAATAAACATCCTACTAACATTTCTCTTTGTTCCTTTGTAAAAGGAACTTTTTTAATTAGTTCATATTTTCTTTGTTTAGGATTAACATCAATTTTATACTTTTTCAAGTATTTAATTACTGTTCTACGGTCTATTTGTAGTATTTCTGCTATCTCATATGTCGTTTTTCTTTTATCGACATATAGTTCTATAAGAAGTTTTTCATCAAGATCGATACTTTTCATATTTTTGCCTTTCCTGCTGATTATCTATATCACGCTTCAAATTTTTACTTCATTGTTTTTAAACTATCTACTGTGATTAGTTTGTATTATTATGAAGTATTGAAGTTTTTTAGAGTTTCCAGCATATAGCCAATTTTTAGACCCCCTACCTATTTAAGGGGTCAACAACCAACGCCGTTTTGTTAATCTATATATTTCTATATAGTCCAGACTATATCTTCATCCTGTAAGGAGCCTAGCATTTAGTCGTTGAGGATTTTGATTTTCATCAATCTTTCCTGCTGATTGTCTATTTCATCTTAATTCTTTTACATTAACTATTTTTAGATTAGCTTCAATGCATAATCTGTATGATGTTAATGTGATTAAGCTTTTAGAGTTTCCAGCATATAGCTAAGTTTGTTATTTAACATTACTGTTAAAAGACGCTATGTTGGGTTGTTTAACGTCGAGCGATACCGTGGTAGTCGAGATTCCTTCTAATCGGATTTGCCCATCCGATCTATCCCATTTTTACGATGGGATATCCTTACCTCTCGGTAAAAGTTTAGACTATATCATCATTCAAAAAATATTTCTGAATGTTTGGCATGTAGTCGTTGAGGATTTTGATATATTATATCAATCTTTCCTGCTGATTGTCTATTTCATCTTCAAATTTTCACATCAATTATTTGTTAAACTATCTACTGTGATTAGTTTGTATTGTTATCGATGTATTGAAGCTTTTAGAGTTTCCAGCATATAGCCAAATTTTAAAGCCACAGCAATTATTTTATGGCTTGAGCCAGAGCAACTTTGCCATCGGCAGTATTGATCGCTCGGGTTATGAGATCGTCGTGGGCAGTATCGCTCATTGAGGGCTGCCCAGCGAGACCTATATTAGAGGGCTGATTATCTTCCAAAATTGACGCAAATCGGGCAATCTGCCCTATTGCATCTTTGAGCGATGATGCATTGATCTCGCCCGAATTACTGAACATTTGAGACATATTATTTTTCTCCGGGTTAGGAATTATTTGCCAGCTACGCCAGCACACCACTAGGGTGTATAATATTATTGTTAGTTATGGCTATATTTTTACAAAAATCGACATAATTAGTGAAAATAATTTTGCTTTTGCCATAAAAGAGTTATAGATAAACAATTTTTAGAACCAGGTAATGAATGGATGAATTGGGACAATCAGGGTGCATATAATTCTAAAACTTGGGATGACAATGATAAGAGCACTTGGAAATGGCAGTTAGATCATATTATTCCTCAATCTGATTTGCCTTATACTTCTATGCAGGATGAAAACTTTAAAAAATGTTGGGCATTGAGTAATTTAAGACCATATTCTGCTAAACAAAATAGTATTGATGGTGCACGAGGGACACGCCACAACAAAGAAAAATGGAAAGAAAAGAAAAATAAGAAAAAAAATAAAATTGGGAGCGAATAATCGCTCCCAATAATAAGATAATTAATCTTATTAAGATTAAATATTAAGGTCTAAAAGTGATTAGTGCGAGGTAGAATGTTCGTGGACCAACGTTCGAACCTCCAGGCAGATTCGAGGGTGATGCGTAGCCTGCTACCAAGGTGTTCGGAGTGGTCACTAATGACCCATTGCTTTCAAACTCAACGAAGAAGCCAACTGGAGTTCCTGCGTTTGTTCCACCAGTTGATGGATTAGAAGCAGCAGAAGGAGTTAGCTGACCAGCGGTTGACCAACCTGAAGTGCTACCAACGGAATTCTGAGCTGAGGTAACCCAAGTGACTGCTGTTCCTGTATTCAAGCTTGTATTTGTTGGAACGAGACCGGAAGCGGTAACTGAATCAACTGCGTCGAGAGTAACGCCATAGAGACCGGGTTTATCCCAAAGTGTCACTTTACCAGAACCTGTCGCGGTGCTAGGACCTAACAAGTTTCCAGCGGTAGCTGCGGCAGCGGCACCAGCGGCTGTATTTGCATAAGAGATCTGACCGGCAGCCTGACCAACGACTGTTCCGAAGATAGTACCATATCCAGCTATACCTTCATCAGAGAGGAATAGAGGAACGATTGGACGAGCGTTAGTACCAATTGAAGAAGCGGTGCTATAAAGACCAGCAATTGTTCTAGTCTGCACTAATTGATAATCGGTATAACCATCGAAAACGTCCTTAGCAGCGTGATCGGTGTTTGTAACCGGAATCGAGTAGAGAGACATAACCTCTCCACCTTTTAGAGAATAGACCTGAGTATCATAACCGTCGAACTGACCGAGAGGATAAGATCCTGGTTGTTTTATTATTAGAGCCATTTGAGTTTCCTTAAAGATATTACTTTCATCTATTGTCTTACTTTATCAATTAAATATGTCATTATTCACATATTATGAAAAATATTTTTGATTTTTTTTACTTTTTATGTTCGTCCCATAAGATCATTTGTTTCTTTTTCAAGATCATCATAAGAAACGGAAGTGTTTTCTTCATTTGGAGTTTGTTTTTGTGTTTCTTCCGTAGGATGGGCTCCTAATGCATTTGTTGCTTCTGTTATTTGGGCTGCGGCTGTTTCTTTTATAGTTTCCGCTTTTTTAAGCATTTCCAACATATCGGAGACTGATTTAATAAATGGAGGAATAGCACGAGCGACATCATCAAAATCATCACCAATTAATCCATATCCGCCGTGCAATCCTAATCTATCAACTACTTTTGTCAAAAGTCCTGTATCTTTTATTTGCATTTTTTTATATGTCTCATTCTGAAAATCATTTTTTAATGAGTTAAGATATGGTATTATATTTATTGCATTGGCATAAAGTTTATTATATGCGTTTGTATATACCTCAGCTTTTGGTTGTTTAGCATTTTCTATTAATTCTTTTGCTGTTTTCGGTTTTGGAATACCTAAAATTATTGGTTCTATTTTATCATAAGTTGTCAAAAACTGAGATACTTTATTGATGGCGTCTTGTGCAGTTCCTTTAAGTGATTCAGAAAGATCATATCCGACTCCGCCCCAGGAATTAGAATTAACTAAATCAGTT